GCGCCGCGGCATCTGGCGCAGCGGTTACCGACGCCGGTGGCGTCGTGGTCGCGGTCGCGCCTGGAGCCCCGCCGAATGCCGACCAATCGCCGCTGCTATCCGCCATTCTTGACCCCCAGGATGTCTGCGGCTGGTTTCAGCCCTTTGGCGGTCGGAACCATCGTGGTGGGGTCAATGCGATACGCCATTGCCACGGCCTGCTTGGCTTCTTCCGGTGTCACCCGGAGCGCCCACTTGTCGAAGCTGTCACCGTTCAAGATGCCCATGGCGCCGGCACCGATGTGCGGATTGTTCCGCTGCTGCCATTGCTGGTCATATTCCGAGAGAGGATGCGTATAGCGCCCATCCGGCGACAGGAAACTGGCCTGATTTTCGTTGAAATGCTGCTGTGCCCCTTGCGCATAATCCTGCGTCATCTGCGCCGAGACGCGCGCCATGTTGGTCATGCGCTTGTTGGCGTCTGGCAGTAGCGAGATGCCTGGGTTGGCGCTCTGGTACAGTTGCAGGCTCTGGATGCCGACGTTGCTGCCGAGGTCGGCCTTGGCCGCCTGGCCTACCGTCGCCACCGACAGCTTGATCAGTTCTTCGGCGAGCGAGCCGCTCTGCATGCCGGTCCAGGTTTTGATCGTCTCTGGCGAAGCGCCGAGTTGTTCCAGCCATGCGGCCCCGCGCGCTCTCAGTTCAGACGTTGGGCCGGTCGCCAGTTGTGGAATGATGTTGGCCAGTTCGTTGAGGCGCATCATGCCGGACTGCGCGGTCTGTGCGCTGGTTGAGATGGCAGGCATCCGTTCTTTGTCGTCCGCATAAGCCTTGGCCTGCTGGTCGTAGTCCGCGGTCGCCGGTCGAAGCCCGGCGGGGGGTGAGTAAACAACTTCGGCGCCGCCGCCAGGTTTTGACTGTAGCACCACGCCACCTGGACCGGTCGTCAGCCGTGGCGAGGGCGGCGTGACCGGAGGACTGCTGCCGCTTGTATCCACATAAGCGCCTTGTGGATTGAGGGTGGTCGCATAGTGTGGCACCGGCTTCTCCATCGCACCGGTGAGTGTGTGCATCTGGCCTTCCTGGGTCTGCACCACGTTGTCGGCCTGCAGGCTCAGCGCCGCCTGCTGCCGAAGCCCGGCGGCAATCGCCTTGGCGCGTCCGGTCGGGTCTACTACCGACTCGAGTGCGAGCGCTTGGCGCTGCAACTCCATGGCCTTCTGATACTGCGGCGAGTTGACACCGCTCGGCACGTCGGCCGCGTGCGGCAGGTTCGCGGTCGCTGCTGCTGGCGCTTGCGCTGGCGGCTGCTGGACCGGAGCGCCGTTCTGCGCGCCTGGCGCGATCTGGTTCACCGGCGGCTGCGGGATCGCGGGCGTCGGCATCGGCGTGTTGGCGATCTGCGCCGGCGTCTGGGCCGGAGTGCCGCCGCGCAGGTTCGGTGCAGTGCTCGGGGTCGGTAGCGGCCGCGGTCCGTTGAGATCGGTGGTCGCGCCCTGCTGCGGCCTGGCTTGTGGTGGGTTCGCTGTCGTAGCAAGCGGCGTAGCCGCAGGCGGCACCGGAACTTGCGCGCCAGGCAATTCCCCTTGATCCACCACGCCTGCGGAGGCCGGGGATGCGGCCGGTGTGGACCCCGGTGGCGGCACTGGCACGTTCGAGGCCACCTGATAGGGCGCTGGCGTCCCGGGGCCTCCAGGCTGGCTCTGCGGGCCGCCGCGCAGCGGGCTGTACAGACCCGGAGCGGTGGGCTGGACCGTCTGCATGGTGTACTGCCCGCCGGGGCCGCGCACCCAGTCCTTGCTGCCCTTCTGCCATGGCGCGGTGCCCGAATGATCGTAGAGCGCCGAGGCCACCTGATCCTGGACCGCCTCGGGCGCGCTCCTCGCTGTCGGATACTTGCCGGTATCGACCCCGGCCCACTGCGCTGCCTGCTGCCAAGTGCTGTTGACCATCTGATACTTGCCGGATGCAGTGGCGCCGCGGTCGTAGGCGGACGGGTCGGCCTTCGCGACATAGTTGAGCGCGGTAGGATCGCCGCCGCTCTCGCGCTGCGCCACGGCCTGTAGGAACTGTGCTTTTGGCAGGCTGTTTATGTCACCGGCGCCGGTTCCCGTTCCGGTGCCCGTCGCGGTCCCTGTGCCCGTATTCCTCCCCAGAATGGTGTCGATCTGCGACTGCAGCCCGGGCGCCGTGACCACGCCATACTGGTATTGCTGCGCGACCGGCATGCTCTGGCTGAGGAACTGCTGCAGCGTCGCCTTGCCGGGATACTGCGGAGGTGCGTTCTTGGCGAAGCCCTGTGCCTGCAAGCCTTGCACCGCGGCCTGGTAGGCTGCCGGCTGCTGGTCGTCCGGCAGGTTCAGCACACCCAGCGCTGCGCGGCCCATCACGTCCATCTCGTTCTGGCCGAGTTGCTGCTGCTCCGCCTGCACGCGAAGCGGGTTCATCAGCTGGTTCTGCTGGTTCTGGATCTGCTGCGCGGCGACGTTCGCCATCGTCCCGCCGGACGCTGCGTTGTAGAGCAGCGTGTTGTCGGGCATCGCCGAGATGTTGGCGTAACCGCTCATGACGTGCTCCTACACGAAGGTGTCGTTGCCGCCATAGAAGCCGCCCGTCGTGTAGCCTGTTTGATTGGAGGATGTGGCTGGAGTGCCGCTTCCAGTCAGCCAGCTGTTGAACGCCGGGTTCTGAAACAGCCCGTTCACCGTCGAGCCGAGCCCGCTCGCGAGATTGCCGTAGATACTCGACTGCGTGTTGCCCGCGCCTTGCGCCAGGCTCGCCCCGGTCTGGGCGGTCGAGGCACCGCCGGCTGCGGCATTCTGGCCTAGCGTCGATAAGCCCGCGAGGCGGTTGTAGTAGTTGGTGAAGTCCTGATTGGCCAACCCCTGGCCGTAGGTCTCCTCGGCCTTCATCGTGGCGCCTGATCGCAACATCCCCTGCGCTGCTGCGCCGGCGTCTACACCACGAAGACCCTGCTGCAACTGCCACTGATAGCCGGGTGACTGTTGGAAGTTCGCCATCGCAGCGCTCGCCGCGGCTGGGCCGTTCAGCCCCAGCAGATCCGCGGTGGCACCGAGCGCCTGGCCGCCGGTGTTTACCCACGGCATCAGGGCCTGGCGCTGTTGCTGCAACTCCTGCTGCGCCGCCTGCGAGCCCTGTTGCGCCTTGCCGCCAGCCAGCATGCTGCCGGCCGTGCCGACCACACCGGAGGCCACGCCACCGGCGACCGCCGCGCCTACTGCGCCCATCTCAAGCCTCCAGTTTCATCCGGAAGAACTGCCCGCAGTCCTCCGCACCCAGTCGCCGATACAGCGTCGACATGCGCGGACCGTCGCCGCGCGGTCCCGCCAACATGAACGCCTCACCCACGCCACGCTCACGCAATGCCGCGATCGAGGCACGCTGCAGCTTCATGCCCAGCCCGCGAATGGCGGGATCGGCATAGAAGAACGTGTTGGTTCCCCAGGTGCCGTCGGCACTCTCAAGCGACGGCCCGACCAGCGTCGCGAGGTATCCGAACATGCGCCGATCCTGGCCAGCCATCCTTGCCGTGGTGATCTGCAGCGCGCCGGCGGCATCAAGCGTGCGCAGCAGCGGCAGGTTCTTGAAGGCGTAGTTGTCCGGCGCCTCGCCCACCCGCATCAGGTGCGCCTCGAACAAGGCGCGGCCGTCGCGATACCACTGCTCGAACGGTTCCTGTTGGAACGTCACGCCGTCGATCTCGCCCACGTTGCGCGCCATGACAGCCAGCGTCGTCTGCTTCGCGATCTTGGTCAGCTTGGTCAGCTGCGGCTCGAACGCGCGGTATTTCCGCACACACTGGCGCATATCCATCTGCACATTCGCCGGCGCCATCGCCTCCCACCATGCGCGATTGTGCGGGTACGGCAGGCAGTGCTCGAAGATGCGGCGACATCCCTCCTCGGTGCCGAGTTCCTCGAACGTCACCGACACCACCACGTTCGACATGCGCCGCTCGATCTGTGCCAGCTTGGCATCGAGCTTGCGCAACAGCGGTTCCAGCGTGACCGGATCGAAGCCAAGCGGCAGCGCCATGAAGGAGGCCAGCACCTCGGGCACGGGGCGGCGTACCACGGCGACACGCGCATCCGGGCAGTACTGCCGCAACAGTCGCCAGAATGGCGCCGCAGCCGTCTCCACGGTGCCGGTGCAGGGCTGCGACAGCCACGCCCTGGCATCGTCCAGGCTGCGGAGGTTCAGCAGTTCCTCGTGACCGCAGCCGAAGTCACCGTAGGTCAGAAATGCACTTAACCAGGTGGACCGAGAGCGCGGCATGCTGAACACAACGAATGGCGGCGGATTCATCTCATGCGCCGCGCGCGGATCGTGCCTGACGCCGTGACCGTGCTGGTGAACGACGCCTGCGCCACTAGATTGACCGCGGTCGAGGCCGTCACGCTATACCGCCGCACCGACGCGTTCATGCTCTGGTTCATCGCCGCCGCCGGAAACGTCGCCGTGGTCAGGGTGTCCATGCCATCGATGCCCACACCGAAATACGCGTGCGTCCCGGCCGCCGCGGTGAACCCGACATTGCCGGTCACATCCCAGTCGCCGGCGGTCAGCGTGATCGTGGCGATGGTGGCCAGCACACCGGTCGCGAGTGCCACCCCGGAGCCGGTCGCTGTCATGTATTCGCCGATCTGGCCCGCCGTGGCGTCCGATCCATCGGTGACGCCAACACCCATCCGTGCGGTCAGGCTCGCGAGCGTGTTGCTGATGTCGACCATGTGCTGGTTCCACGCGGTCGAGAACCGATTATCGCTGGTGATCGGCGTGTCGAGGAACGGCGGGATCGGCGTGACTGCCTGTGACATCAGCTGTCGCCCGGGATAATCGCGCAGTCTACAGCATACATTGTCGGGTTGCCGTTCGCGGTAAGCCGGAACACGCGCTGGCGAAAGCTCCCCAGGCGCGTCGTGAAGACGCGGTACCGATACTGTCCGGCCGGATTGGCCAGCACGCGCGGGCCACCCGTCCAGGTGTTGCCGCCATCGTCCGACCAATCCAGCGTGATGCTGCCACTGGTCGACAGACCTGATTCCATCTCGATCTCGAGCCGCGAGCAGAACAAGCGTCTCGTGCCGCCCCACAATGGTGGCATCACCGCTTGACGCTTCACCACCACCCCGTTGTCGGTTGCCAGCCGCGGCGACGGCACATAGAGCGCGCCGGTCTGGTAGTCGCCCAGCAATGTGCCGTTCCAGTCCTGCACCTGCGGCGGGAAGGATTTCATCCCCGACGCGTCGCACCGCCAGCGCCCGGTGCCGTCGGTGCTGCTGGCGCGGTCGTGCCACAGCTTGGTGGAGGCATCGTAGACCAAGGTCCGCGAGGTGAAGTTCAGCGCATAGAAGACGTGGCCGCTCTCGCTGTAGACCAGCGCCGAGTTGATGTCGCTGATGCCGATCTCGCGGATGATTTCCTCAATTGCGTTGGTGGAGATGCGCGACGGCTGATAACCATTCGAGCGGCACACGATGCAGTCCAGGCCGAGCCAGAACACCGAGCCGTCGCCGACCACCACCGAGCGCGGTGAGGCGACCGGGTGCTGGATGAAGCCACCTGGACGTCGACGAAACGGGAAGTCTTGCGCGCCGGCGTCGTACCAGATTTCCAGGCCAGCGATACCGGCGAACCACAGATCGAGACCGTTGGTGACGACGCGGTACATCCAGTTGCCAAAGGCGTCGAGGGATGCGAAGTCCAGCGCGTCGAAGTTGGTCGGATCGTTCAACAGGCTGATAAAAAAGCCGGTGCCATCCATCTTGGTGAACACGAAATAGCCATCGAGGAAGGTCACGGAACTCGCGTTGCCAGGAAACGTGCCGCCAAGCGGGTTTAGCGCATCGCCCGGGTTGTTCGTGCTGGTGAAAGCGTTTGGAGGCACGCATACCACCACGCCGTTGAAGCCGACCGCGATGGTGATCTTGAGATAGAGCGGAGCATTGCCGGACGGCGTGCCGATGTCGCCCAGGTCCTCAATCTCGATGGGCTGGGTGATGCCTCCCGGCGAGGAGAGCCGATAGAAATGCGTGCCGCTGACGACGTAGACCCGGGTGGGGATATCGTCGTTGATTGCATGGATCGGCCCGCTGCCAACAGTGACGCTCAGCTCGAGGCCGGCAGTCGGTATCAGCACCACCTGGGCGCGCGCGTCAGCCGGCGCCTGCTCGGCCATCAGGTTCAGCAGGTATTTCGATGACAGCGGCTTGGATGCGTGCTGGTAGCTTTCCAGCGGAAACGGGATCCGCTGCATGGTGCCGGGCGGTGCCGGCGGAACGGTGGTGACGGTCTGGCTCACGGGTGCGCTGCCTTGTAGGCGTTGAAGTCCGCACTGAGTTCCTGCAGGGCCGCGACCACCAGCGCCACCATCTTGCCGGGATCGAGCCCCTGGATGACCGGCTGGCCGTCCGCGTCCACCGCGTCCTTTGTGCCGTGTACTGCTGTCGGCACCACCGCCTGCGCCTCGTGGGCTAGAAAGCCCTCGTAGGTGGCGTCGGGCCGGTCGATCCACTCGAAGGTAACTGGTTTCAGTTGAGACAATCGCTCAAGGCCGCCGGTCATCGGGGCGATGTTGGTTTTGATGCGGTAATCGGACGATGTGTTGTAGGACACGTTCGAGCCCGACCAGGTGATGGTGCCACACGTTGTCAGGGCGGAATTGTAAAACGCCACGAGATTGGTCCCGGCGCTGGCGACGTTCAGGGTTGTGACGCCCGCGTTGGTCCACCCCTCCAACTGGCCGTTGACGAGCGACGACCACCCGGGGATCTTGCTGTTCAGCGGCGTGGTGGTGTTGCAGGACAGCGACACCGAGCCGAGCAGCGTCGATGCGCCGCTGACATTCAGCACCCCCGCGGTGGAGAACCCCACCCCTACACTACCGCCCACGGCCAGGGTTGCTGCGATGTTGGTTGATGCGTCGAGGAACTCGATCTGGTTAGGCTGAAAATCGATGATCGGGCCAGCCGACGCAGTGCTGCTCTGGATGTTGCCGCCGGCGGTGCCCCAGCTGATCGAGCCGTAGGTGCCCAGTCCTGCGGGCAGCGTGATCGCTGGCCCGATGCCCGTCATTGTGGCGCCGCTGAAGTCGAACCCGTTGAACGTGGTGACCTGATCATGGATCTGGTTGGCGAGGCCGCCGCCGTTGACCAGCTGCGCGTTGCTGTTGAAATAATTGTTATTGACGAACTGAAACCCGACGGTGCCGGTCCCCAGGTTTACGTCGGTGCCCCAGTTATTGAAGTTGTTGCCGACGACCGCGCCGCCGACCCCGACGGTGGTCGTGATGACGAGCGCGGTATCGCCGTTCCTGATGCCGACAAACGAGTTGCCGGTGATCTGGCACACGTTGGCGGAGGCGATGGAGACGCCAACACCATTCGCGGCGGTGTTGATGAACAGGTTGTTCGATAACAGCATGCAGCTGACCTGGGTCTGCGCGCGGATGCCGGCCTGAGCCGTGCCGAACTGGCAGCCCGTCGCCGCCAGCTGATCAAGACCGGTTTCGCCAGTCGGGACCAGGATACCGACATTGCAACCGGTCATATTGCACTGGGTGAAGCAACTGCCCTGCACGTAATTGCCGTAAGTGAAGCAGACATTACCGCCGGTCCAGACGCAGTTCACGCAATTGAATACGCATGGGGTGTTACCCGATGTTCCGGCCACCGAGATGCCGTTTCCCAGTCCGTTCGGCGCAGCGAAATAGAGGCTGTCAAAGTTGACGTTGGACATCTGGTAGACAGTGAGTGCCCAGCCCCAGTACGAGCCAGGAGCGTCATACGATCCGCTGCCCTTGAACGCGCAATGGTGAATGTTGGTCGGAGCAGATAAGGCGCCGGACGGCAGCGCCGGGTTGGTCAGCGTGAGGCCGACCGTGGAACCACCGGCCACGGCGCACTCAAACGACAGACCGTGAACGTCCACGCTATTGAACGCGTCGTGGTAGGTCACCTTGATGCCGCCGCCGGCCGCCCACAGCAGGTGCGTGACCTCGATGCCGTCGCCGAAGATGCTGACGCCCAGCAGCGTTGCCGAGAAGGCGAACGTGATCTGTGCGCTAAGCTTGTAGGTGCCGGCCGGGAAGTAGATTGCTGCGGCGCCTGCGGTCTGACCGGCGGTGAAGGCAGCCTGCACGGCCACCGTGTCGTCCGTGGTGCCGTCGCCCTTGGCGCCGTAGGTGGGATCCTGGACGTTGATCCACTGCTTGATCGGGGTCGGTGTGTTGACCCGCAGCCAGGCGCCGTTATTGCGGCCGTAGGTGGTGCTGTCGATGGGTGCGTCGGGGATGCCGCCGGAGGCGGTGACCACCGCCCAGTGCGCGTTCTGGCGGCCATACAGGGCACCGTCCAGCGGCGCATCAGGGATGCCGCCCCCCGTGCCGGTATTGGCGACCCACGACTGGCTGCTGCCGCGGCGCAGATAGCTCTGTCCGTCGGCCGGTGCCTCGGGAATGCCGCCACCACCGCCGGTGCTGGTGCCGATGTAGGCTTTCAGTGCCGGGGCGGTGAAGCGACCGGAGCCGGCATACTCGCCGACGAACGAAGCGCCGTCGGTGACCACGCCGAGGTCCGGCATATCGACAATCCGAATGCCTTCGATCGTGTCGTCGTCGTCGGTGCCTGACATCGTGGTTCCTTCAGGGCTGGACGGGGTCGTTGTCGTCCTCGAGGACGGGGATGTAGTCGTCGGTCAGCAGGTATTGTTCGTCGGCCGGCACCGTGATCGCACCGAAGCGTGCGCCGCCGTGGATGTTCATGGTGCCGTGATACAGCAGGTCGGATTTCTGTCCGGTCCAGTTCAGCTGCACGCCCCAGCTGCAGCGCTGCGGAAAGCTCATCAGCGTGTCGGCCGGGATGAAGAAGTCGAACGAGCCGAGGCCGATCTGCGGCACGCCCGCGCTCGACCACAGCACGGTGCCGTCTGGCGTCGGCGGTCGGCCGTAGTCGTATCCCCAGCCGTAGCTATAGCTGTAGCCGTAGCTGCCGTATTGGCCGGCGAACAGGTGGTAATTGGCCCAGATCACCAGTTGTGCCACGGGTCCGCCGATGCCGCCGGTGAGCACGAGTTGCGCCGCCGCCGGGTTGTCGCTCTCGACCACGGTGACGCGGAGCGAGAGGCTGTCGGAGGAGTACAGCACCAGGTCGCGGCGCGGGATGTGCACCGGCGATGTGCGCAGGTAGGGCGCAAAGATTGTCTGTTGCATAGCTACTCGCGGGCCTCTGGACGCTCCGGATCAGCGCCGTTGCCGCGCGCCGGCATTGGCTGCATGGCCGGCTGCGACTGCCTTAGACATTGCTGCTGGATGTCGCTGATCAACGAGCCGACGGCAGTCTCCAGCAGCATGAGCACGGTATTCCACCGCGCGGCCGGCAGCGAGACCGACAGCAGCGCATTGGGTTGAATCTGATGCTGGGTGTCGCTCATGTCACACTCCCGCCACCGCGTTCCAAACGGTGCCACCGGCAGACACGTAAAGCGTGCCACCGACAGGTCCATCCAACCGAGAATAAAGCGAGCCGCGGGTATGTGTGCCGGATGGCAGGCCGTTGCCCGCTGTCCACGTCGGCCCCGAGGTGCCGCCGGTCTGGAATGAGACCGCGGCCACAGGGACAGAGCTGACCACGATCGCCCCCTCGACCAGAAGTATATCCACGCCGTTGGTGACAAAGGCGGAGTAAGCTCCGCTCGGGGTAACCAGGTTCATTCGGCCCGATGAGACCCCGACACCGACAATCCCGCCATAAAGGTCAAGGTGTTTGGTCAAATCCTGACTGGACGCTGCGAACACCGAGCCGAAGGTCATCCCGACATCAACAGGAAGACGCCCCAGCCCAGTGCTATTGCCATAACTGATATTGCCGGCCGCCATGTTGACCAGCGGGGACGATGATCCGATGGCGTGGTTGTCGTGGACGGAGCACGCACTCCCGGTCACCTGAATGATGCCGTTTGCTCCTGCCGTCCAGTTGTTGATGCGGTTGTTGGCGATCGACCAATAGGTCGCTGGCGTGGCCACGCCGATGGCACAAGAAGCGCCATTGCCGCCCTCCAGATAGTTGCCCTCGATAATGCCGTGCTCCTCGGCGCCGATTGCCAGGATGCCGTAGCTGTCGACGCCGTTCACGAATATATTGTTATTTGCAATAATGATCCGGCTGGCGGCCGGTCCGGCATTGGTCGAGTTGAGATCGATCGCCTGACCTGACGGGTGATTAACGACGATCTGGTTGCCTACGCAGACAAAGCCCAGCGTCAGCGCTGGATTGCTGCCACTGATATCCATGCCGGTCCAAAAGATGCCGCCGCAACCACCGCCCGCTGTTGGCAGCGTAGTTATATAGTTGCCGATCGCCCGGCTATTGCAGGTGCCGTTCCAATGATCGATGGCGCAGTTTGAAACATTCGTGGCGACATTGTTCTCGGCGAGAGTGGTAAGACAGTCCACGAATGCCACCAGATCGGCGCCGCCATCCGAAATACAGTTGCGCACCGTGACGTTGTCGGCGCCGAAGAACTGGATGATGTGACAGAAGCCGCCGCCATAGTTCGGATGGTCGCGCGGGAATAGAAACGCCATGTCCTCGATGACGATATTCGTGTCGTGCGGCGATGGCGGTGTGTTGCCCCCGACGTTGCCGATGTTCTTGAACACCCGCCCGATTGCGCCGGTTGCTGCGGTATCGCTGTCGGTCGAGGTCCACTGCGCCGCCGGTGCGGCGACTACCACGCTGGCGCCGTGCTGACCACGCACCGTGGTATTACTCCTGAGTGGCACGCTGCCGGACAGCAGGTATTGACCGCGCGGGAAATACAGTACGGCGCCGTTTGCCGGAATTGCGGCAGCTGCGGCCTGGATTGCTGCGGTGTCCAAGGTGGTGCCATTGCCGGTGGCGCCGTAGTCCTTGACGTTGATCACATCGGCTGCGCGATCCTGCAGCGAGCGCGGCGTGGTGCTGCCGGTGGCCGTGACCGGCGATGGACTCAGCGGCATCAGCGAGGTATCCGCCGGATGCTGGTGATCGCCGCGCGCGGCCGTGCTGGCCAGCCCAGGCGCTCCCACGCCGTCCATCGGCGGTATGACGTTGGACAGCGTCAGCCCCGGCCCGGGCGGACCAGGAGGCCCTGGAGGCCCGCGCCAGTCCTCGCCCGTGGGGTCAGGCGGCACGGACGGCGGCTGCGGATACCCGCCGAAGTCCAGCCCGTCGTCGATGGTGCTGCTCACGACATCATCCCCTGTGGCCGTCAGAAATACGCAACCGGCGTGGCTTCGCCGGAACTCGGCAGTGCGATGATCTGATAGAGCGCGCGAGTTGCCGCGACGTCGTCATTCGGGTCGGCCTGCGCACCGAATGATGGCGCCAGCCGGTTGGCGGCGAGCATCACGTACGGAAGTTCCGCTGCATCCGGCATATCGAACACCGACCAGCGCACCAGGCCGCGCGCCGACAGGTTCTGATGCACGTCGAACACCGCCTGCGCCGCTTCGTCCGGCGCTTGCAGCACCATCGCCACCTTGCGCACACGCTGCTCCAGCACAGTGACCATCTGCGGGTCGCCTTGCTTGCCGAACGCGGACGCTAGCTGCAGCCCAGCGATGCGGCTGTACTCCTCGCTCACCGCCTGCGGGATCGCGTTGATGCTCCACGGCACGAAGCCCTGAGCGACCATCGCCTCATGCACCGACAGCACCCTGGCAAGCGCCAGCGCCTGATCGGATGCGGACGGCGTTTCGTCCGACGCGATCACGCCCAGCTCCACCAACGCATTGGACGCGAGCGTTGACGGCAGCATCAGCGTGCTGAGCGCCGGGCGGTCGGCAACCGGCACGATCGCCACGCCGAGACGGCGGAGCGCCCGCTCTCCCAACGCGGCGACCGAGACGGTCATACCGTCTTAGACACCGACACGGTTGTTGCGGAGCCTGGATTAGGCGCTGGCGCCATGCCGGGGGACCGCGTCGGCGGCGGTGGCTCCGGCATATCACCCGGCTCGGTCATGATGCCGGCGGCGAGGCTGGAGACGCGCGAGGCCGCTCCGCTGCCCGGCGTTGCGTGAGCCGCTTGCACCTTGGCGTGGGCCTCTGCGATGGCCTTCTCCGCCTCTTGCCGTGCCTTCAGCACCTCTTGTGTCGGCGGCGGTCCGGCTGGATCCATCGGATCGAGGCCAAGCGCGATGTAGTGCGCATCGCGTGCGGCAGCGTTCTCCGCCATCGAGTCGGAAATACCGCCGCGTACACCGAGCGAGCCATCGCCGTTGAAGTCGAGGATGATCTGCGCGCCGATGCTGTTGTACGCCCGCGCCTCCCGCTGTTCGGCGTCGCGTTTGTCGGCGGCCGCCTTCTCCTCGGCTGTAGGTGGCCTGGGTGCCGCGGCACCGGGCTGCGGGGGCCTTTGGTGCGGCGGGGGCTGCGGGGAGGGAGGCGGTTGCAGGCCCTGCTGCTGGTATGGCGGCTGCTGCTGGTATGCCTGCTGGCCCTGCGGCGGATACTGCCCCGGCGGGTATTGCTGGGGCGGGTATTGCTGCGACATCGGATGTCCTTTCGTTGTTAGATCAGAAGCCCGAGGCGACGAGCGAACTCGATCGGGTCGGTTGCGCGCTTGTGGTTGTTGCAGCGAGGGCAGGCGATCACGAGGTTGCCGGGTTCGTTGGAACCGCCTCTGCTGAGAGGAACGACGTGATCGACGTGGTAGTTCCGCTTCGTGGACTTACCGCACCAGTGGCACTTCCAGTTCTGGGCATCCCCAATGCGCTGGATGTCTTCCGTGGTGTGCGAGCCATCGGCGCCGTTCAGTCTTGCACGGTAGTTGCGACGCCTCGTGCGCTGGCCTTCAGGGTTGGCAGCGTTCCATTGAATGGTGCGCTGCTTTATACGCTCTTTGTTGGCACTGTAGTGACGGCGACTAGCCTCTAGAGTGCGTTCCGGGTTCTGTTCAGCCCGCTTTCTCGCCCGACGCTTTATCTCATCTGCATGCGCCAGATAGTACGCATGCCGCGTCTCCTTCGCTTTATCGGTTGCGAGGTATTTTGCTACGTGGGCCTTGTACCTGTCGGGGTCGCGTAAGCGGGCTTCCCTTTCTGCGGCATTGACCTTTGCCCGATTGGCAGCCTTCCATTTGTCAGCCACGATTGACGCTCCATCCGTCAGTTGCGGTCAGAGCCGTGAGAGTGTCTCAAGCACCCTCGCGGCTCGCTTACATCATAGCACGTTCGTTACGCGTCGGCGACCGCAGCACTGAAGACAGAGACTATTCCATTGTCGACGGGCGTATTAGGGTCGGTTGTAGGGTCCGTCCCAAAGCGTAGTTTTCCGACGCCTCTGATCTCCTGCACACCTACACCGTGCATAAAGTTATAATCACGAGTATTAATGGTTGAACGCGTCCTTTGCGCCCATCCGATCCCTAGTGCCTGCGCCCCGCACAGGTAGGAGCCCGCCACATCGATGCCGGCTAAGCCAGCGCCAGGAATGACCGGCAATTCCGGGATCTCGCGGATGACGACGCCGTCGTAGAGCAGATCGCCTGCGGTGAAGAGCGGATTGTCGGCGCCTCTGGTCCAGGCGTATTCGAGGCTGTTGATGATGGTGGGATCGTTGCGCAGATCGCGGAACGGCAGCGACGGCACAAACATCACGAACCACTCCTGGTCGTCGTTGACCCGGATCGGTCGGATGTGCGGTGACGCCGTGCGCGCGATACGTTTGGCCAGCGTGATCACGGACGCAGTCAGCTGACCCGTCGTGGGTGTGTTGCCGATCAACGCCAGTGCGGTTGCCATGACGCCGCTGCTGGCGTTGGCCTTCAGGTTGCCGAACAGCACGCGGTCGGGGTTGGCGACCATCCAGGCGTTGCGCTGTGCCGCGGTGGCTGCGCTGTATGGCACCTGCACCGAGCCGTTGGCGGTGATGGCGCCGAGGCTGGTGATGATGTCGTTGCGCAGTTGCTCCATCGCCCAGACCATGAGCGTGTCACGAGCGGCGTCGCGCAGATCGATGACGCTTTTCTGCTCGTCCCAGTCGCTCACCGCCACGGCATGCCGCAGCACGCCGACGGTCAGGTTCAGGGAGCGAGCGTCGAGGATTTCCTCATTGCCCTCGAGGATGGTATCCCCAGTGACTGCCGCGCCCTTCAGTCGGCGCACGGCCGGGAAGACGACGGTGTCACCGTTCTTGCGCGTCAGGTCGTCTCTGATTTGAATCATACTTGATTGAGACGTACCCATATATCTCGAAAATTGGTTGCTTCTCACGTACTCCACAAAGAAGTCGCTATCCCATATGAGAGGCGTTAGGCCCGGTCTAGCCGGCGTGATGTTCATGTCTGCCGTGACACGCACTCCTTAGTCGGTAGCGGGGCTAGGCCACAGCGCTACGCAGGGGTTGAGGAATTGCAGATTTCGATTGTCGGCAACGCCCGAACCCCGGCGGCAGGAGACGCCCGATTACGCTCGGCGGCAGCGAAACGCCCTTGACCTCGGCGGCAGGTTTCGGCACGTAGCGAGGCCCGGTGCTGCGCTAACAGCAACCGGACCTCTGACCAACCGAGTGAAGGAAGCACCCGATATGGCTATTGAGAAATTAGGCGGTAGGCTTGCACCGGAGCAATGGCGCCTCATCGTTGCCTTCGAGGACTATGAGGTTAGTACTTTCGGCAACGTCAGAAGGGCAACACCTGGACGCAACACAGCACCAGGGCGCCCACTGAAATCCAAGACGAATACCCAGGGCTATCCATGCGTTACCCTGTGTGGACCAAATATGTTCCGCAAATTGGCTAGTATCCATCGCCTTGTTGCCGAGGCATTTATCCCTCGAACGGCCGGCCACGACTACGTGCATCACATCAACCATGACAAGACCGATGCCCACGTCTCTAATCTTGAATGGGTGACGCGAACCGAGAACGCAACCAGGGCCGTAGCAGCTGGACGATTTCCAGAGTTCGACCGGCGTGGGTCATTAAACGGCAACTCGAAGCTAGGCGAATGGGATGTCATCAAGATACGTAAGGATTATGACGCTGGCGTGTCCGTGACCACCATTGCCGACAGATACCAAATTGACCGTCAACATGTGTGGGCGATTGGCACCCGCAAGGCATGGGGTCACGTCTGATGACCGACCGCTTAACACTGGCGCATGCGTTCGAGGGCGCTGGGATCGGACGTGAAGCTGCGGAGCGCATTGCTGTAGCGGTGTTCGATGCCATTCGTGACAACGTGGCCACTAAGTCTGATCTGGCCATTCTCAAGGCGGATCTGGAACGCTCGCTCCACCGGCTTACGCTGCAGGGCATCGGGACGCTGGCAACGGGACTTGGTGCGCTGTTCGCTGCGCTGCACTACTGGCCGCCGCATTAGCAGCTAGCGGCCCCAACTCTTGGGGGTCAGCCCGGGTCGGGCCTTTGTCAGTACCATGTCTGCCATGACCACCTCCTAATGGCGCGAGACGCCCCGCGTGGACGGGAAGATGTCATCCAGCGATGGCGGCCCGCTGAACGTACTCTCGGCACGTGCCGCGACACTCCGCGCGCCGGCCAGCGACGGCTGCTGCGGCGGCAGCGGTCGTGCGTTACGTCCGTAGGGCGACGGCTGCGGTTGCACCGGCTGGCGCTGCTGCAATTCCGCCTCCCACTTCGCCCGCTCTTCCGCGACAACACGCGCTCGGAACGCGGCGGGATCATCGCCGACGTCGGCCATGCTGCGCTGGCGCTCCATCTCCTTGACCATCCACGCATACGGCGATGGCTGGGAATACAGCTTGCCCCACAGCGTCTGATCTTTACCGGCGGCCTGCTTGAACTCGTTCACGTACTTGGCGAGGTCGTCGCTGCCGATGCGTTCGGACACCAGCGCCTCGGAGTGATTGAGGCGCTCATTGAGCAAGGCGCGCTGCTGGTTCGCAACCATGGTCGCGGCCCAGCCGTTCGGATCCTGGTGGAAGTCCGGCGGCTGCTGGAACTGCATGACCGGCGGCGGTGCTGGCGCCTGCATCTGCGGTGCCGGCCGTTTGGCGTCTTCCAGCTGCTGCGCCAGCAGATCGGCGCGCGCCTTCTCGGCGGCGGCCTTGGACTTCCAGTCGTTGCGGACCTTCTCGAGCGCGGAGAACGGCACCGTGCGGTTGTCGCCGCCCTGGACGTGGACGAGCGCTTCGTCCTCGGGTTCGGGCGTCTCCTTCTGCGCGGCTGCCGGGGCCTCTGGCGAGGCCCTGGAGGGGTCTGGGGCGTGCTCTGGCGTGGACTCTACCCGCGCTGGTTCCGGCGTCTCAGGCGCGTCCTGGGGCGCTCCCGTCAGGAAGCTGTCGAGCTGTTCGTTGTCTGCCATGATGTCCTCGGAGCGCCGCGTGGGCGCCGTGTGGTCAGTAGCCGTAGCCTCCGGCGCCCTGCGCATCGGCACCGGGTCCACCGCCGCCCAGAGTGCCGCGGCCCTGCGCCGCCATGCCCTGCTGCAGCGCCCAGGCGTTCAGCCCGTACGGGTCGGCCGTGTTGCCGGTCGCCACCGGCCCTGTCGGTGCCATACCCGGCGGTGTCGGTGCATACTGCGGCAGCGGAATGCCCAGCGGACCCATCGGTGCGGGCGCTTGCTGCTGCTGCTGTCCCTGCGGCGCCAGCAGCCACTGCATGTATTGCGTCATCGGGTCGGTCGGCGATCCCGGTTGCTGCGTGGGTAATGGCACCTGCTGGCCCTGTCCCTGCATCGCGCCGGCCATCAGCGGGTTCATCTGCTGCGGCGTCGCATACCCTGGC